CAACCTCTACCACACGGCCAGCCGGGCCGCCGCGGCCGCACCGGTGCAGAGCGTGGCCGGGCGAACGGGAGCGGTGACGCTGGCCGTGGCGGACGTGTCGGGGGCGGTCAGCACGACCGACGCCCGGATGACGGACGCCCGCGAGTGGTCGGCCGCAACGGCGACCCAGGCCGAGGCCGAGGCCGGCACATCGACCAGCCGGCTCGCGTTCAGCCCGCTGCGGGTGTTCCAGGCCGTCGCCGCGTGGTGGGCCGGGTCGGCCGCCAAAACGAAACTCGACGGCATCGCCACGAATGCCACGGCCAACGCCACCGACGCCCAGCTGCGGGACCGATCGACGCACACGGGCACCCAGGCCGCCGGCACGATCACGGGCCTCGCGCCGGTGGCGACCAGCGGCTCCGCCTCCGACCTCACGACCGGCACGATCGCGACGGCGCGGCTGGGGAGCGGGACGGCGTCGGCATCGACGTTCCTCCGCGGCGACCAAACCTACGCCCCGACCTCCGCGGTCTTTGACTTCACGCGAACGGCGGCGCCGGCCGGCGCGACCGGGGCAACACCCGGCCCGTACACCTGGACGATCCCGTCCGGGGCGAAGGCCATCTTTATGATCGCCATCGCCGGCGGTTCCGGCGGCGGTTCGGGCCGCCGCGGTGCCGCGGCCTCCGCGCGGTTTGGCGGCGGCGCTGGCGTCGGCGGCGCGCTCGGCGAGGCCATGCTGGCCGTCGCGGAAATGCCCTCGACCACGCTCACCATCACGGTCGGCGCCGGGGGCGGCGGCGGCGCTGCGCAGGGGACCAACGATACGAACGGCAACAACGGGACCAACGGCGGATCGTCCTCTGTGGCCCTCTCCAGTGGCACGGCGCCGCTGCTGGTGTTTGGAGTGAACAACGGCGGCGGCAACGGCGGGACGGCTGCTGCTGGGGTTGGCGGGTTCAACCAGCCCGCCGGGACGGGGGCCTCTATCGCTGCTGTGGCTGGCAGTGTCACCGCGAACGGAAGCGGGCAGGGAATGTTTCTGCGCGGCGGCGCTCCCGGCGGCCCAGGCGGCGGCATCGACGCCAGCAACAACAGCCGCAACGGCGCGCCCGGGGCTTCGGCGCAGTGGGCCTTAGCCGGCTCGGGTGGCGGAATTGGCAACGGAGCAGCAGGCACCGCGCCCGGAGGAAACGGCGGGAGCGCAGCGACAAACAACATCGTTTCCGCCGGCGGCAACGGTGGCGGCGGCGGTGGAGCCGGCAACGCCACGACGGCCGGCGGCAACGGCGGCAACGGCGGATTTCCAGGCGGGGGCGGCGGCGGCGGAGGCGCTTCGTTCAACGACTACGCCAGCGGCGCCGGCGGCAACGGGGCAAACGGCATGGTCCGAATCGTGGTGTATTTCTGATGGACCTCGCAATCGTAGACGCGCGCGGGTTCGTCCTGACGTTCGTCCGTCCAGACGTTCCTGCCGGCTGGACTCCGCCCGACGGATGCACGGCCGTTCCAGCCGACCAACTGCCGGCCGGCTGGCAGCTCGCCCAAGATGCCAGCCCGGTCCCCGCCACGATCTCCGCCAGGCAGGCCCGCCTCTGGCTGATCCGTCACGGGATCACGCTCGCCCAGGTCGATGCAGCGATCGCCTCGATCCCCGACGCGATCACCCGCGAGAGCGTCCGCGTCGAGTGGGAGTATGGGACCGAAGTCCATCGGGGAAGCCCGTGGCTGGCGGCCCTCGGGCCGGCTCTCGGCCTCGACGCCTCGACCCTCGACACCGCGTTTCGCGAGGCCGCCACCCTATGAGCGACATCCTGCGAACCGCCTCGACATGGCTTGAAGCCCGCCGGCACGCCGTCGCCACCACCGACGTCGTCTATCGCCGCGACGACCGCTCGGTCTGTGTCCGCGCGACGATCGGCCGCACCGAATACCAGCAGGACGACGGGGCCGGCGTCATCATCCGGGCGGAAAGCCGCGACTTTCTCATCCGGGCCCGTGACCTCGTCATCGACGGCCTGCGCGTGCTCCCGGAAGCGGGCGACCGAATCGAGGAAACCGCACACGGCACGCTGTTCGTCTACGAAGTCCTTCCCGTCGGGAGCCTCCAGCCCCACTACCGGTATTCCGACCCATACCGGCAAACGCTCCGGATCCACACCAAGCTCATCGGCGAGGAAGGGGGCAGCGTATGCCAGCCGTAGCCGCCGCCATTGCCGCCGCCGTCCTCGCGGACCTCACCGGCCACACGTTTTCGCCGCCGATCACGGCCGCCCGCAAGTATTTGCCGGACCTCGACCTCCGCGCCATGGACGGCGTCCGCGTCACCGTCGTGCCGCGGTCCAACACGATAACCAACGCCGACCGCTCCCGGGTCGCCAACGAAATCGCCGTCGACGTGGCGGTGCAGAAAAAACTGTTGGCGGTGAGCCCGGAGGAAGTGGACCCGCTCATGGAACTGGTGCAGGACATCGCCGACTTCCTGACCCGGCGACCGCTGCCCACCGTGCCCGGGGCGTCATGGCTCCGAATCGCCAACCAGCCGATCTACGCGCCGGAACACCTCCAGGACAAACGGCTGTTCACCAGCGTGCTCACCGTCACCTACATCGTCCACCGCTAAGAGGAAACACCCATGGCCAACACCAATGCCCCCGCGGCCGCCGCCGCGCAGTTCGCCACGATCGCCGACCAAGTGGCCACGTTCATAAACAAGGCCCGGGACACCGCCGCCGACGGCCTGACCTGGACGGAGTTCGGCGAACTGCTCCTGTCGCTCCTGCGGCTCGTCATCACCACGCTCGACTCGGTCAAAACGCTTTCCGGAGCGGAAAAAAAGGCGATCGCCTTGGGCGCGGTGGAACGGCTGTTCGATGCCGTGGCCGACAAGGCCGTGCCCGCGCCGGTCTACCCGCTGTGGCTGATCGTCCGCCCGGCCGTCCGGTCGCTCGTCGTCGCGATCGCATCCGGGGCCATCGAAAAGCTCCTCCCGCTGGTAAGGGCCTGACATGCCGCTGCCCACCATCGAACAGGTCCGAACGCTCGCCCAGTGGTCGCCGCTGCTCGGGTTCGCGCGCCGCTGGTCGGCCGAGCCCGACGCCGGCCGGCAGGGCAACATCGTCGCCGACGCGCTGGAGTGGGCGGCCAGCCAGACAGCGGGCCGGATCGACGACCAACTCGCCAAGCACATCGCCGCCGTCCTGCGGACGCCCGAGGGCGCGGCCCTCGTCCGTCTGCTCATCGACCTCGCCGCGCAGATGGAGGCTAGATCGTGACCGTGATCCAGTACGCCCAGGTGGCCCTCGCCGTCGGCTGTCTCGTCTACGCCGCCGCCCTCATCTGGCAGCGGGTCCGGGGCCGGATCACGCGCCGCGAGCGGACGCCCGTGGATGACCTGCGGCTGGTAATCGACCTTGCCGCCCGGCTCCGCGACCAACGGAAGACCGACGCCGTGGCCGTCTGCCAGAAGCTCCTCGACGAACTGTTGAAGCCGGAGGCCCCGCAGTCGTGATCCGCGTCGCCGTCCTCATCGCCGTCGCCCTGGTCCTGCTTGCAGGCGTCCCGCAGGTCGAATCCTGCGCCGCCCGGCGGACCGTCGTCGTCGGACCGGCGACCGCCGCGGTCTACGTCTACGAAAAGGACTCCGGGCCGATTCCGGCCGGCGTCACCGTGGCGCTCGATCGGCTCAACCGGGACCGGCGGATCGTCGCGACGCTCCTGGAGGACGACACAACGGACGGGTCCGGCGCAGTCCCGGACCAGTACCGCGCCGCCCTGGAGGCCGCCCGCAAGGCCGGTCTTCCCGCCGTCGTCGCGCTGGCCGGCCAGACCGTGCTGCGGGTAACGCCAAAGCCCGCAAGCGAGGCCGCCGTCATGGAGGCCGTGCCGTGAAAATCCACCCCCGCCTCATCGACGTCTTTCCCGACGAACACGACGGCTACCCCGACCATCTCGCGGCCGAGGACACGACCGACGCCCTGCGCGACGCCTGCGGCGACGCCTCACGCGACTTCCCGGAAGCCCTGTGGATCGAGCCGCGCGAGTGGGCCGAACGTGCCGCCGAAAACGACCGGGCGAATGCGTGGGCGATGAACTGCATCGACCGCTACACGAACCAGACGCCCACCCACGAATGCACCTGCCATTCCCTCCGGGCCAACCTGGAGGCCGCCCGCAACCGGGCCCGCGGGGTCATCTACCGGGACGGGCCGCGGGCCGGCTACCGCTATGCAGAGTCGGGCCAGTACGGATCGGTCTGGCTGTCGCCGCTGTCGGTCTACGCCGAAGCCAACCCAAAGCGCTGGGGCGGGGCGAACGTCCGCAGCGTGCTCGAAATCGCCGTCCGCCGCGGGATGCTCCCGGACCGGCTCCAGCCGGCCGAATACGGCTTCCGCCACGCCATGGCGGGAACCAGCGGCCGGGGCAACGAAAACCAAACTGGGGATTCGTGGGTGGCCCTAAATCGGTTCCCTGCCGGGTGGGAAGAAACCGCCCGACTGTTCCGGCCGTTGGAGGTGATTTTCCCGGCCAGTTACGAACAGGCCGTGTGTTGTGTCCTCCACGGGATGGTCGTCAGCGTCGGCCGCAACGGCCACGCGGTGCCGTGGGCCCGGTGGATCCCCGGACAACGGCTCATGGCCTACCCCGATTCCTACGACCTCACGCGGTACGACTCCGAGCGGACCGCCAAATCCGCGTGGCGGGGATCGTTCGCCATCGCGTCGTGCACCCTCCCCGACGACTGGAGCCGGCCGGCCGCCGGGTGAAAACCATGAAATCCG